TAATGAGACAGTGGTATAAACATGTTGTTGGTATTGAAACTACATCTAATTCATCTACTAAGGATCATGCGTGGAATGAGATCTCTGGAAGATACACTCCTGTTATAGATTACTATGTACCTACGGAATATCGTGCACAGTCAGATGATAATAAGCAAGCTAGCGAAGGATTGATAGCAAAACAAGTAACGGCTGAATATGTGTGGGAAGATGCAGTACTATATGCAAAGGAAGCATACACCAAATTATTAGATTTGGATGTAGCTAAGGAACAGGCAAGAGCCATATTACCATTGAGCCAATATACTGAAGTTTACTGGACGGCAAGCTTTCAGGCCATAATGAATTTTATAGAGCTTAGGTATGAGAAGACTGCACAGTGGGAAATACAAGAGTATGCTCGCGTTATGTTAGAACAGGTACATGAACTATTTCCGGAAACAACTAAAGCATGGGTAGATAAATGAATATTGAACCAACTAAGTATTACGATAACTATTTAAAGTATCATCAGCTAGCAGAGAAGCAGCAGAAGGATTGTAATTTAGGTCATACCCTACATGAGGAATGGGACGGTGATGATGATCTACTTAAACAAGTACAACTGTATGATGTTGTAGAAAGAAAGTATGCAGGCTTTAGTCAGATGATTAATGACATCTTCTACGCAGATACTGATGATCATCCTTACATAGATAAGATACGAAGAGGTACAGCTTCGAAGCAAAGATTAGCTTTAGCTCCGATGTGGCGAGGTAAGCATGCAGATTTTAAACTACCAGAATGGTTATACATCTTCATGGTACATAGGTTATGCGGTTCAGCAATTAACTATGCACAGAAACCTTCAGGTTATCATAACTCTATTGTACCTCATTTCTATAAAGATTATACTATAGAGAATATGGTAGAAAGAATTAACAGTGGAGAACACGATCCGTTCTACACATCAATAGGCTATCAGTTTCCTGCATTTCCAAAACCACCAGCAGGATCTAGCTATAAACGTAACGGTGATTACTTCATGTCTGAAATGTTACCTGGTATGATAAGAGAATTTGCTAATTGGTTAGAGCAAGGTGGTAAGAGAGAGATACGAGAAATAGGAGATTGGTTATTTGATTGGAACGTGAAAAATGAATGTCGAAAGTTCAAATTTCAATATGCTGCGTTCATATCTGACATAGCAGATTGGTATCCACAGTACGTTGTTAGGGAGTCGATGTTCTACTATGGCTCTAATGCAGTAGAGTGCATAAAGTATATGGCTAAGCCCACTTCTAGAATGAATAAGATGCAGTTTATGGACGAAGTAATGGAAATGGTTTATAGAGATACTGGTGCAGTTCCTTATAATGCAGAAGATGTGATGTGTGATAGCATTAGGTGGATAGAGAACTACATTAGACCCGGTGAAATGTACGATCATTTAGATTTTAATAAAGTATGGGGTTCATCAAATATAATAGATCATCCGTGTGGTAGACAGAAGATGATGTTAGAACTAGGGTTGGTAAAGGATTTTAATGAATTCAAGTCATTCCCATCAGATACAAAAGTATTAGACATGAATGGCGTAACGGTAAAACAATATAAGGATATGGTTATAGATCACTTATATGAAGGATAGACATGGATTGGATAATGAATCTACTTGGTCATTGGATGTGCCTAAGCCTTGGAGCAATGTTAGGAATGCTGGTTATGGCATTATTCTGTGCTTCAGGCCGGAGCAATGATCATTTAGATAAGGTATTAAGAAATATAGATCACCATTAGTATTTATTGCTAAAGGAGTTGTACATGATAGATTTAGTAACCATTGTTGGAACAGTAGGAATATCATTGGTTTTAGTTATAGTCGGATATGTACTAGCAACGTTTGCTCAGAGAGGACTATTATTAGAGATGAAGGAACAGATACTAGATAAGAATGAAGAAATTCAATATCTTAAAGTTAAGCTCGGTCTTGAAGAAGTAGACTTTGATTATAATGGTTGGTCAGATGATTTGATACCGTTAGATAATAAACCGGTGAAGAACTAGTGGAAGCTGAAAAAACAGGATCAGTTGAAGTTGAAATGAATGGTGGATCTCATGATCACATGAAACCCGATGCCATATACAATAAACCTGAAAACCTAGTATATGTTAAAACTGCTGGAAATACTATTTATGTTGTCTGCGACAGAGAAGATCAGATGGATGTCGTAGTTAAAAAGTTAACAACTCCACAATGCAAGTTAGCTGGTTACGAAGAGTGGGATAAAGATGCAGATAAGAAATGGATACTTACATTTTACTGTATAGATGATAGTCATGAAATTCAACCGGAGTTAAACTAATGCCTAATAGAAAGGCTAAGGATCGTAAGCGAAAGAGATTAAATCTAAATGCAAGATTGAACAAAGAAGGAAGAACAGCTAAGCAAATAGCAAAATACAAAGCTAAAAATCCTGATGCGAATAAAAATAAATTTGGAATAAGTTATAGGTAGCAAATGAAAGCGTACGTTATCTATTTGCCGAAATCACCTAAGAGTGTTGAAGCGGCAAATGTAACTATACAAACTGGTCGAGACATTGCAAAAATCGATGTTGAGTTATGGGAAGGTTTTGATAGGGTTACTGGACCAGAGAAGATGAAAGAAATCGGGTATCTAGAATATGATAGCAGTATGTCATGGGGATACTCAGATGTTGAGGCGGCTATAGGTACATTCTTTAGTCATCATTCTCTATGGGAAACAAGTGTTAGAACAAATGAACACATCTTAATACTAGAACACGATGCACATTTTAAATCTCCTTTAAACCATTTAGACCTGTACAAGAATCATACAGGTGTTATTAATATTGGTAAGCCACAGAGAGGATTACCAAACATTAAAGTATCAGAAAAATGGTATGCAAACAATAAGAAACCATTATTAGATAGGTCTAATTACGAAAGGCCGGCACCGTTCAAAACTTCAGCTCGCGGAATTCGTAATACTAAACCGATTAGGATATGTTGTTTATTTGGAGCTCATGCTTACATCGTATCTCCAAATGCAGCGAAGATATTAATAAGAAAGGCTCGTGAAAGAGGAATGCAACCAGCTGATCTTCACATACAATGTTTTGGATACGATTTAAAACAAGAGCACACGGTTGAAATAGATGATTGTATACCCTTTACCGTACATGAACGGAGTTCGTTCTCACTAATACAAAAGATTGGTCACCCATTTTTTAGATCTGGTTCTAAGTGGGGAAACAAGACTCACTCAGCTGAAACTGCATGGGATGATTATGGATAAATTTGCAGATGAACTAGGAAAGCACGTAAAGGAGATTCCACAGAAAGTAGCAAACGTAAATGTACGGTATAAGAAAGTATGGTCGCAAACTATATTGGACGAACATGGTTATGCTCATTTTCTAAAAGTGGCACAGGATACAAATTTAAAGTATCTGCATTACTATGCTAAGAAAAAGAAGAACAGGATAGAGGCCGATGATGTTAAACGACTGTATAATTTCTATACGTGTACAGTACTGTGGAGTATTTGTGCCTCGTTCATGAAGGGTTATGATCATTTTTATTTACTAAAAAATAAGTGCATATCAGTAGAACCCGATATAGGACCTAAACGTAGATGGGAACTTAAGTTCAATTATCCAAAAGCTAAAGATGATTACTATATGCACGTATTAATTTGTTTAAACGAAGCATCCATACGGGTCTTTGATGTAAACAAAAAAAAGTGGATTGATAAGCAATTAAAGGTTTGGCCTGGAGATGCAATAGTAATGCCAAATGGTGCACAATTGTGCGGAGAGTTGGGTCAGACAGAATACGAAAAACCATTAAGATTTTATCTTGCTTCATATAGCACTAAAGAAAACAAATATACTACAGCAATGTGGAAAGAACCAGTTCATAACGGAATAAATAATAAAAAGTTATAATGCTTACTCAACGATTTAATCCACCAGAAGATTGGTTGGCAACTGAACACTGGAATTATAATCAGTATTTCATGGGCCTTGTAGATATGTTACATTTTATATCTCTACATTTTAAAGTAGTAGATAGATCTAGACCGTTTAGAATGATAGAAATAGGATCATATATGGGGGAATCCACAATGCTATTCGCAGCATCTGGAATATTTGATTCTATATGTGCCATTGATCCGTTTAAGGGAAGTGACCCATCGATGGGTTTAGGAGAGCAAGGATTGAATTGGAAAGACGTTAAAGATGAGTACGATAATAACACAAGATACTTTAGCAACATAACCTTATATGAAGATTACAGTTATAATGTAGTTGAGAAATTTCCAGATGGATATGCAGATTTTATTTATATAGATGGAGCCCACGATTATGAAAGTGTAGTACAGGATTTAGAGTGTTATTTACCTAAAGTTAAGAAGGGCGGACTTATAGGTGGTCATGATTATAATAAGTGGTATGAACCGTATGAGGATGTAATACGAGCAGTTAATCATGTTGTCGGTAAACCAACCAAAGTATTTTTAGATTCTAGCTTTGTAAAAATAATACGTTGAAGATTTTATATGTAAATGACTGGTCGGTAGGATCAGAGTTTTCAGCATCAAACACTGGAAATAGTTATATGTGTGATATGATATTTCATGGTGCTAGGAGTTTATTCGGTACAGATTGTATAGATAGTACTAGGGCCTGGTATATGTATGACGATTCATACGTTGATACAGCTAGACATAAATTATATGGACTTGGTTTTAATTATGCGGCTAAACTTCCTGTTGTAAAAATAGATAGGTCTAGTTTACGTGAGAAAATATTAGACAGATATTTTGATTTAATTATTTACGGTATGGGTAGACAACGATTGAAACCATATTGGGATGATGTAATAAAGGTTTATAAGCGGGAACAGATTGTATTGATTGATGGAAATGATAGAGGTAATATCTTACTCAATGATTCGTTAGTAGAAAAAGCTTTATACTTTAAACGAGAGTTTGTAACTCCATCTAAGTGGCCTAAGGGAGTATTACCTCTTAGTTATTCTATACCAAAATCTCAAGTAGTAACTACACCTGTGCAGAAACTTGGTAAGGATCAGTTCGTATCACCGCCAAATCATGGAGAATATGGTTTTAGAAATGAAGAAGAGTACAATAAAAATTATCAGAAATCTATGTTTGCGCTTACAAGACAAAAGCTCGGATGGGATTGTCTTAGACACTATGAAATTGTTGCTAATGGATGCATACCGATTTTTTACAAGTATTCGTCAATTCCTGATTCAATCATGACAACATGGGATAGATCACTCTTTCGCGATGCATACAAATTAATGTGGGATACAAAGAGTCAAAATACCAGGGTATTAACAAGGTATTATAGAGATTTAGCTGCCGCATTTACAGATCAAATGTTAAAAAGACAAACAACAGAGAAGGCAGTTGAATACATTCTGAATCACGTTAATATTTAATGATATGAATATCGCAGTCATAGCAGGTCATCTTGCATTTGGTTTAATAGCATTCTCGTTCTTGGTTAAAGATATAATGTGGCTTAGGGTTTTATCCATAGTAGCTAGCTTATTTTCTGTATTTTATAATTGGGTTATTCCACCTGAACCTATGTGGATTCCAATAGGCTGGAACTTTGTATTTGTTGGTATAAATGTTTTTAACATAGGCATACTGATATACGAAAAGAGACCAGTTTCCATGGAACCAAAATTACAGGAATTGTACGATACTATGTTTAAGTCAATGACACCAGTAGAGTTTTTAAAAATATCTAAAATAGCTGAGTGGAAGTCTATTAAACCGGGAGAGATTATTATAGAACAGGGTAAAAGGGTTTCTACTTTAAACCTTATCTACAATGGTACTATTGATGTAGCCGTTGATGGTAAATGGGTTGCAGAATTAAAAGACGGTCAGTTCGTTGGAGAAATGAGTTTCTTAACGGAAAAGAAGGCTACAGCCACTTGTATAGTTAAGCACAGTACAGAAATGTTAATGTGGCAACAGCCTGAATTTAAAGAGTTATTGAAGAGAAATCCGTCGTTATACTATTCCATACAATCGTTATTAACATCACAGCTTGTAAAAATTAAGAGCGGAAAATAAATGAAACGGATTACGATTAAAGATAAGAAAATTAGAAGATGGGATCATGGTTTACCTGGTATTGAATGGCCGCACATACTAACAGATCACACGTTTAATGCTCCTTGGCTTATTTGGATTAAGAAAGAATTTAAGAACCTTCTAAAATCAGTAAGCAATGATAAGCTAGGAAAAGATCAAATAAACAGTGATGGTTCTTTTAAACCGGGTGTTAATACTTTTATGACACCAGATGGATTAAAGGAAGTTTCTTCGTTTAGTAAAGTATTAATGTTTCATCCGCATGGAGTAGATAGGTGGGCCGAGACTATTAGAGAATTAATACACTTAAGTCCAGATAGATCAATAATAGAACAGTTACGTAGAACGTATGTCACAATGGTTCAACTAACGCTAGTATTTCCAAATTATATTTATGGATGGCATACGGATACAGATCTTAAACGAGTTAGTGGAGTTTGTTATATCGGGAATAATGGATCGGGTACTATTGTAAAATCTAGCAGTAATATTGTAACTGTTCCATGGAATGATAATAGAGCATTTTGGTTTTGTGGTTCGAGTACAGATAGAGAAGAGGCATCACTGTCTAGTAAACGTAGAAGTGAAGTGTATAGCAATGGAAATGATTTGTTTGAAGATGAGTGTGATCCACTGGTAACGTTTCACATGTATAAGAATGAAACAACTTTACCCAGGAAAATATGCAATGTAAACATTATAACAGCTGCAAACGCTATAGGAATAATAGGATTGTGCGACGATGCTAGTAGATGGGGAAATCATGGAATTCCGTTTAATGATATGTACAATCTATACGGAAGAAATGAAGCCGGCTTACAACTAAACAAATGGGATTTTAGAGTAGCTTCTGCAAAACGTAAAGATAAGAATGTAATACGTTATATATGATATGGCTAAATTAAAAAAAATAGGAAGACATCATAAAATTATGTGGCCTCATCAGGTAACAGATAATACTTGGGATGATCATTGGGAGAAATACCTTAATAAGACGTTTGAAGCTGGAAAGAAAAAAGTTATAGAAGGTTTTCCTAAACAGTTAAACGAGGACGGATCATTTAAACCAGGACATACAGAGTTACGCGGTAAACGAGGAGCAGTTAATGGAGAAGTGATTGAAGAGTTCGAAGATCTTCCTATCAATCACATTTCATTTTATGTTCCATTTTGTGCACCAGCTGAGGGTAGATGGTCTGAAGTAATAGATGATTTATTTTGTCACGCGTGGGATATTGGAAGTATATCTGAAACTGAATATATGTCTAGTTGTTATATGTCATTTATACAGTTGAATATAATTCCCTCGGGATTTTCATACGGATGGCATTTGGATGCAACATATAAATACATAAGTAGTGTTACCTATTGGGGAGAAGATGGTGAAGGTACTATTTTGAAGTCTAATCATAATCAAGCTCAAATAGAATGGAAACATAATAGAGCGTTTTGGTTTGTTAGATCACCGCTTGGTATGGAATTGAAAGACCCGTTATTAAGTAAAGAGTTATTGAATAAGGTATATGAAGATGATACGTATCCATTTCATGAACCGTGTAACGAACAATTAACATGGCACAAGTATGTGAATACCAAATCTGCATTTAGATACTCAGTTAACATGTTTATGATTAATCAAACGGATGCATTGGGATTAATGGGTCTTGATGATCATTTACCAGGAGATATTAACCCACGTCCAAAACCAGTATCATTCGGAGAGTGGTTGATATGGAATATTCCAGACCAATCGCTGGCTAAGAAGAATGGTGAAATATAGGTAGACAAACTAAAATGAAGTTAGGCGTAATGATGGTGCTTCGAAACGAGGCTGATACTATGGATGAATTTCTTCAACATTATATTGGTGAAGGTGTTGATCATTTTTATATTGTTGATAACGAAAGTACAGATAATTTATACGATGTATTGAAACCGTATAAGGATATTGTTGATGTATTTCAATGGAAAGTTGAACGTAGAAATTGGCATCAATATGTTTCGTTTAACGATAACTTTGCTTACTTTCATAGAGGAGCATTTCACTGTGATGCGTACAAATTAATTTTGTCAAAAAGTACATTAGTAAGGAATATGGATTGGGTTATTCAGGTTAATCCCGACGAATACATGTACACAAGACACAGATATAATAACATCAAAGATCTATTAGAACAAGAAGGAAATACATTTACAACCATAAACGTTGCATTAAAAAACTTTGGTCCTGGAAATACAGTAAAGCAGCCAAAAAGTATTGTTGAGGGTTTTACGTGGAGAGCAGGTTATCCATTAACTGGAAGAGGTAGATTGTCTTCTGTAAAATCAATTACTAAAACGGAAGTTTTTGATACTCAACCAAAGATAGATAAAAATATTGGAGTTCATGCTAATAGACTAATTGGAGTAGAAGAACCGGTTACTGCTAATATGAGATTACAATTATTTTCTGGAAGTTCACCAGCACATAAATTTAAAAGCTTAAGAAGTGCAAGCGAACAATGGTACGATCTAGCATTCATTCACTGTAATCATTATCAAATACAGAGTTTGGAACATTGGTGTAAACGTGCAAAAAATATAGTACAGTGGCCTAAACACGGACATCCAGACTATGCTGCAGATGGAATAAAAAGATGGTCCTTTAGGTACGAACGTTTAAGACAACACTTGTTAACTAATGAAACAATAAGTGATAAGCTTAAAGAATCAAGCACTTTTATGGACTGGAAGGCTAAGCGTGATATTGATTCTGCACGAAATATACGTCTTGGTCAGATGAAGCCAAGGTATGTTGAGGGTGAAGGGAATTATGCTTCACTTGAGATTAATAGAAAGAACTGGAGTAGAGCAGATCTTATGTGGTTAACGAATAGATATGAAACACATTGGGCTCATCATGGTAAAGAAGATACAGAATTAAGAGACAGAAAAAAAAATGAAAAAAAGTGAAAATAAACATGTACATTAACCGGTTTTTACGTGTATATTCTACTATAACAAATGATTAAAAAATAAGCAATAGAGGTTACCAATGAAAAATTTAAACGAAACAACATATACAAATAAAAATATCATCGCTTGGACTGATTACTCGGGTGAAAGAACCCGCATTATTGATATTCCATTTATAGATCTCATGAGAAAGACTAAACATATTGAGGCTGGAGTTGAAGCAACTGAAGGTGAAGTTAAAGAAGTTTGTGTCGTTTGGTGGTTGGATGGAGAAGATGTAATGATTGAGCAGATTTACAATAATGATACAGGCGAAGTTTACTTTGAAGACCATACTGAGGATTGGACTGAGGATGATGAAATTCTCATTAATGGAATACTAATGTGGGCTGATATAGAAAGTTATTTAATGAGTACTGTGTATGGTGCTGGATATTAATAGGGGAGAAAATATGCCGTTAACAAAAAAAGAATGGTTAAATGAAACTGTCTGGGTAGATGAGTTTGGTAGACCGTATAATCTATCAGATGTTCCAATGACTTACATGACACGGAGCGAATCATTTAAAAAACAAAAATTTGATAATAAAAAAATAAATAAATTATTTAAAGAGGAAGTGTATGGGGGATTTCGTAGTGTTTAAAGATAAACAAGTAAAAGAAGTATTGGATAAATTGCAAGATGCATCTGATAATATAGAATATGGACTAAGTGAAGTTTACAGTGCTGAATCTAATCTGTCAAGTATTGAGGGTTTAGATGAAGTATCTAGTGCTAAAGATTATGTTAGTCAAGCAGAGTCTTATTTGTATGAGGCAAAGGATCAAATGGTAGAGTTACAAACGATGATTAAAACCATTGGAGCTCTGTCATGAAAATACCGTTAACAGATAATGATCGAGCGCTTGCTAAAAAACATACTAGAAAGGGATTTAAAGGTCGTAAGAAATTTAACGATCCACTTAGGCAATCGTATTACCCAAACCTTTCTGAAATAGCCGTAGCAAAATATTACGGTGTAGAATGGCAACCGTTTGATGGTGTTAGAGGACCGGATGTCTATTTAGTGGACGGAACCGGTGTTCAAGTTAAGTGTGTATTGAGTTCAGATTATTACAAAAAATTTGTAGGATATGAATTAACCAAATGGGAATGGGAACAAAAACGAGGATGTGATAGGGTTGCATTTGTTTTTGTAAACGATAAGGAAGCTGAGATAGTATCTATACTAGATTATAATACTGTTCTACAAAAGTGTATGCCAATGAATAAGTTGATGAGTGGAGATTCTGCTAATCTCAGTGCCGATTGGACTGGTATACCAAAACAGACTTTGAAGGGCCTAGGGATTATGGAGGAATATGAAGTCACCAACTACAATGAATCTGTTTGAGATTTATGAATACATACAAAAATTAGAACGCAGAATAAAAAAAGTCGAAAAGAAACTTAGTCGAAGTCAAAGGAGAAAATAATGATTTTAGATAGTTTACTGGCAGGAGTTATGCTCTTTAGTTCTTTTGCCATGCGATCACCAAATGTACAGCCAAATCCAGATGACTATGAATTTAGTATTGGATTAAGTCATAGTAATTTCTATATTAATCGTCAATGGGAACGAGAACTTGGCGGAAAATATATTGATGATTTAGTTTGGGCAAAGTTAGATCACGTAGGATATTACTTTAAGCCTGAGTACATGAATAAAGAGAGTCAGAAAATTAAGTATATGAAGATGGATTGGCGTAGATCGTGGAAGGATATATCGCTTGGATTTACTACTCGTTCAACAACCGATGCACTAGATGTGTATGATACATTTGCTTCTGTTGGTATAAGCAAGAAGAAAAAATATAAAGATGATAAGATAGAAGTAGAAGTATCATTCGATGGTTATATGCCACCAGACGAGAGTGGAGAAAATACTACATTTGAATACGAAGATAAGTTTAAAATATCTTGGAAGTTAACAGAAAAAGTTAGACTCTATAATATGGGTGAGGTAGCAAAACTCAAAGGTAAAGAGTACTATAAAGCTAAAATAGGAATTGAGGTTTCTTTATGAAAAAATTTGCATCCACAATGATAACAGGAATGATGTGTGCAGCTGTCACCATGTTTTTAACATACTCTATGATACACATGTCAAAGGTAAACAATAAGATAAGCGAATGGGAAGAAGCGTATGACGTAATACATAAAGATGTGTCGACGTTTGTTAAAGTATCTGATCCAAAAACTATTCGTCTGTATGTCAAGGAATTAAATAAGATACTAGATGAAATACACTTCTTAAGTAGAATGGTTGAGAGTGGGCAATTAGCAGATGAAGGATTGACAAAGATACTAAATGAACAAGTCAAAATGAATAAGAAGATTCTAGAGATGGTAACACTGAAAGCTCATAATAAAACTAGAGATGATATTGAAGATTTATCAGATCGAACCGTAGGAGCTTTAGATCAAACGTATGAAGATATGATGGATATTGATGACAAGCTGGATAAGACAAATAAAAAGATTCATCAACAATTAGATAATATACAAGATGAGATTGATGACATCAAAAAATTATTAAAGACAATGAATAAAAAGAAATTTATGCATACACATAAGGAATAGTTATGCCACGATCAAGTTGGGCCTCATTGGGCCAATCTATACAAGAACTGTTAACTACTATTTATCATACTGTGATAGTCGATAAGTTACCAGAAAAATTAAAAAATGATGAGCCGGCTCCATACATTGATGATGTAGATGAGACGGATACTGACAAACCGATGGATTGGTCAGATATTGAATTAGAAGAAGACGAGGAATTTTTAGGAGTATGACTAAATTATCGTTAATGTTTACGTACATGATACTAGGAAATTTCTTAGCATGGTTTCAATTACAAGGTCAGTTTATGAATGGTAAAATATCAGAATTGATGAAACAAGATTGGACAGTTATTATTTTAGGTGTACCGATTGGTTGGTTATTTTGGAGATCAGCAACGTTATCTTATGAATATTTTGGTGCAGTTTGGAACATTAGACTTATTGGGTTTGGTGTTGGAACTGCAATATTTGCAGTGTTAACCATGGCTATATTAAAGGAGCTTCCTGGTTGGCATTCAATAATATCGATAATTTTGGCAGTCGTTATCATTATGTTACAATTTGCCAATTTAAAGTAATTAATAGCAAGCGAGGAAATATGTTAATGGAGAGAAATAGATTATCTGACTATGAAAAATTTATAGTTATGGCAGATAATGTTCGTGGAAGTTTTACAGGAGGCATGCAGGCCTTTATAGGTTTTAAAGAAGTTTTAAAAGCATGTCAAGAATGTAGTAAAAGTGATTCTGATGATTTTACTTGGAATGGAAAAGTTACGGTAAAACCCGTAACAAGAATCGATGCACAAAAAATGCTAGATGATTTCGATAATATCCGGTGGAATCCGTTATTCAGAATAGTTGCAAACAAATTAAATATAGAATTACGATAGTCATAGTGTCATATTAGTTTGCCATATATGGCTTTTAGTATGTCATGATGGCATATAAAAAAGTTTGGCATACTATTTGCACTATATACCCTGGGTACGCTAATGATTTAGGTACCCCATAGTTGATTAAAATAATAACAAAAAAGGAGAACTAAAATGAGTTTAGTTTTAAAACATCCCACCTTTCCCGGGATTTCAAGAGATAACTTTCTAACACCATTCGATCGTCTGTTTGATACGATGTTCGAATCTAACTTTCCAGAAATTGTTGATACTGTCGGCGTAAGACCGTTCGAAGGTACAGCATATCCAAAGGTTAATGTATATGAACACGAGGATAAAGTTGGTGTAGTTGCGGAAATACCTGGTATTTCTAAAGAAGATCTTGCAGTTGATGTAGAAGATAATGTGCTAACAATAAAGGGTTCAAAACATGGAGCTATAGGACGAGCGATGGAAGAAAATGCTACAGTACTTCGTAGAGAGTTAAAGCATTCATCCTTTGAACGTAGGTTTACGTTAGGAGAATCTTTAGACGGTGATAATATAAAAGCACGGTTTAAAGATGGTATTTTGTCTATTGATATTCCTAAGACGGAAATCAAAGAGCCAAAAAAATCCTTTGTTAAAATCTCATAGCTAGTTTAACATTACGGTTACAAAAAAAGATGGAGCGGTGGATTATTCTGCCGCTCTATTTTGATTTGCGAGTATCGTATAGCGGTAATACCCCAGCCTTCCAAGCTGGTGACGTCAGTTCGATTCTGTCTACTCGCTCAACGGGATATTCCAAATGCAGTTAATATCACTTCTTGATACTAACGGACTACATAATATAATTAAATGAAAATAATAAGAGCATCTAACGGCAAATTATATTTAGTATTATATGTATATCATAATGGATTACCTGATGGTCTTACTAATGAAGTTGCAAAGAAACAATGGGGTTGCAATACTATTTTGAGAGGACCGGACGGTATTTATATGTGTAACGAAGTCATTGACGCAGAATTTGAGGATCTATAATGTTGAACGACAGTACAAGAGAAAAGTTATTTGTGCTGTTGATAATGGTTATTATGGCTGTGTCTTTTATATTACACATACCAAAATATATAGAAGTTTGGAATAATACTAAAAGGATCGATAATGGAATTTATTAAGAGTAAAGTGTTTCCTTATATAGTTGCATTGAGTGCAGTGTTAGTTGCTTTTAGTGCGGCTTTCTTTTCTGTATTTGGATTATCAAAATTATTTGCCGGTGCACAGACGTCAGTAGTTATTATGGCTGGAAGCCTTGAATTCGCGAAACTGGTTGCGGCGTCTTTTCTTTATAGATATTGGACAAGAGTACCAGTATTCTTAAAGAACTATTTACTCATCGGCACACTTGTTCTAATTTTAATAACATCAGCAGGAATATTTGGTTTTCTGTCTAATGCGTATCAGGGTGCAACTACAGAATTTGAAAAGCAATCTACTGTACTGATGTTTAAAGAAGATCAGTTAGAGCAGTTAAAGGAAGATAAGATATTTCTTAAACAAGAATTAGAAACTGCAATCTCTGAACTACCAGAGAATTATAGAACAGCAAAGTCAAAATTGAGAGATGAGTATCAACCACAAATATCAGAAATAAATCAAACTATTCTCAATACTAAACAGGAAATAGGAGATTTAAAAACAAAGTTAGTTGATACGGGTGTAGATGTCGGACCTGCAATTTACTTGGCTAGAATATTTAATACAGAAATTGATACGGTTGTAAAGTGGTTCATATTCATATTAATATTTGTGTTTGATCCGTTAGCCGTATCTCTTGTTATCGCAGCAAATATAGCATTTGAGTTGGCGTATACGTCTCGTAAAGAAGAATTATCAGAACCTAAAAAGAAGAGTAACTGGAAATTCTGGGAGATTTATAAGGATAAAAATCCAGATGATGCTACAAAATCAGAATTCGAAGTTAAACGAGTAGATAGAGAAGATAAAAAACTTTAAAAAAAGTGAAAATAAACATGTACATTAACCGGTTTTTGTTTGTATATTCTAATATAATAAATGAGAAATAAATAATGAACTTGAATATAAATAGCCCGTGTCTTATTAGACGTAGCGATAGTGCTGAAACAAGTGGGAAAGGGCGTAAATCCACATCGAAAATTTTTTAAAAAAAGCATGTACAAGTACCGGTTTTATCGTGTAGATTCAACCATAATAAATGAATAATAAATAAACAATAGAGGTTACTAAATGACACTAATCGAACAAGTTAACAACATGAATATAGACGATCTAAGGATGCTAAATAAATTAGCTATTAGTCGTATCAATGAACTTACATCAAACTATCGCTTTAACTTTAAAGCTGGTGATAAAGTTGTAATTGATAATAACGGTCGTGGAGATATTCCTGGAACAGTTATAAAAATTATGCGTAAGAACGTTCAGGTAAAAGCTGACAAAGGATTTGTTACCTATAACGTTACGCCAACTCTTCTAAAACATGTAGGAGTAAAATAATGAATACTTCTGGAATAACAGTTGAATGTAATGATTGCGGTAGGTTTATGACCGTTTCAGATACTGCCACCGGTGGTACCTGTTCAACATGTACGCACAGACGATGTATAGGTTTAATGTCTGATTCTGATCGAGATAAATTATTTGGTGTTTCGCCCGAAAATAGATCTACTAAACCACGTGGATGGAGATGGATGACTGAATTTGTTTTGGCCGATGGTACTGTTTACCATAAAGGTGTTGAGCAGCCTGATCTAAAGGGCACGCGTCCAATTACAGACATAGACGCTTTATATAAAAAGCGTAAGAAGAACAAAGAAGCGTTGCAAAAAAAGGAACATAAGGCTCTTTTAGCCCACGCGAAGAAAGTTAAAGAAGCAAAGTCTGCTGCTGACGCTTTGAAAAAACAAAAGGATTTTTTAAACCATAAAGTAGGAGATAAGTAATGCCTAAGAAGAAGACTAAAGGTCAATTCTCAAATTACAAGAAATGGAAATCCGATGAAGGTTACACATTTTTTGCGAGAGACAAGGATGATGCAAAATTGTATCTTAAAAAGATGGATCATCTTGGTAGTGGTTTCGCAGAGGTGAAGTCTTGAGACCAATTCCAAATTGTTTTATTGAAGATAATCATCTCATCAATAAAAAACTAAAAGAGGTTACAGTTGAAGAAGGATTAGAAATTGCTAAAGAACTTCTTGAAATTATGGCCACGAGAAAAGACGCTATTGGTTTAGCGGCTAATCAGGTTGGTATTGATGCTCGTGTGGCCGTTGTTAATGTTAGAGAACCTCTTATCTTAATTAATCCAGAAATTACTGAAGAGTTTGATGAAATAACATTTTATGAAGGATGCTTATCGTTTCCAAAAAAGGGCGTCTATACTAAACGTTATAGAAATGTTGTTGTTAAGACTGCTCAAGAAGAAAGTGGATGGTACTTTAGTGGTAATGAACAGAGTCATGATGGAAAGGGAAGTTGGGAAAAATCTAAGGTTGATAAAGATAATGAGTTGAGATTATTAGAAGCAGTGGCAGTTCAACACGAAATAGATCATTTAAACGGAATAACTATTCATGACAATGCAACACCATTACAACCAATAATTGCAGAAAAGAAACCTGGTCGTAATGAAAAGTGTCCGTGTGGTAGTGGTAAGAAATATAAAAAGTGTTGTCTCAATAAACCAAAAGCTACAGATCATCAAGATAGACACTGGCAAGATATTGAATATGAAGGAGCCAGAAATGCTCCATTAGAAGAAGGCGGATGGGCTACAAGTAATACTCAAAATGAGTAAGAAAAAAAATGAAACAAAAGCTGTACCCAAAAAAGCTGCTGTCAAATCTTCTTCATCCGGAAAGGGTGATAAACTTAGACGAGGAATAACTCAAGATGAGTGGGGAGAAAAGTGGGAAAAGGTTTTTAGATCGAAAGAGAAGTTGGAAAGAACGGAATCTAGGTCGATACATTCATCAAAGGTTGAAGGAAGAAAATCTAACAAGGAATGATTTAGATGAAAGTACAATTAATTTTTTCTTTCAACAGTTTAAGACAAGAGGTTGCGCAGGTCATTCAGAATGGTCAGAGAGATTTCAGAGAAATATTTGGATAGAAGATGACGAATGAAATTGATTTTATTCCCGAGATTAGAAAATGGAAATGTATTATGGGAGTGCGATAATTGTGGGAAAACGGCTCAAGTTAGTTGCTTTAATACTAGAGCTGTAGCATTAGTTTGCTCTTGCGATATGACATGTCATCCTAAATGTAACAATAGATGGTACTATGATGGATTATATCATGAAACAAAATTAAAAGAGAAGTACGAACCAGATGAATAGATTTATAGATGTTTTTTGGAATAAATATTATGGTCCGGATGAACAATATCCAGATGAAGATAACTATAGAGTTATATCTGCAATTGTTTTTAATAGATCTGTTACACTAATATGTGTATGGAAAAAATTACATTTTTATTTGAGTATGTCAGAAAATTTGCAAACACAATGGGACGAAATGGCAGGACCACCAAAAGAACGTGTATGGGAATTTAGGATTTTATAATGGCAAGAAATATTTGGGGAAATAAAGTAATAAGAAAGGAAGATAGGTATACATCAAAATCAAAGTTTACACAATCGGATATTAGATGGGAACAATTTAAAATCGTTATTTGGTTGGTATTAGGTTATGCTTATTTTCATTTTATAGCAATGGGGTGGACATGGTAGAATTTACAATTATGTTTGTATTCTTTTTGAGTCTTTTTATAGTTCTGTATATGGAATCTAAAAGAAAATGAATATAACATATAAAAATACAATTAATCCAGAGTTAAATTCTAGGGGTAAACCTATTACTTCGTGGATGGAAGACTGGACTTTAAATCATCGTAAGGCGAAGTTTTTTGAGTGGTGTAAAGCATTTGATAAACGTGAAGATGAATTGCTTAGGGATGATTATCAAATATTTTCTCACAGGCTACATTGGCATGAACATCCGTATTGTGAAGATATGAAAGATGTAGATGATTTACATGCACGTATAATGTACACTATGATATTTTCATTTTCTAATGAACATTGGTTAACACATAAAACTCTTAGAAATCATGGAATCAATGGGTTAAAGGAGAGATTTGTAACTGAGCGTCATGCTAGAAATGATTTGTTTCAAATTTATTATCCAAAGGGAACGAATGTAAAAGAGTGGTTATTAGAAGGTCCAAAAAAATGTGCTGATGATATGGTGCACGTGTTAGAAGGAAGACATAAACAATGGACGATGATGGAATTAGCAAAAGTATTTTGTAATTATTTCAAAGAAAATCAGGGATTTAGAGCTCCAATGTATCCGTGTAAAAACTTTGCACGATATATGGCTATGACTTGGCCACAAGACTACAATCCAGAATCTGTTTTATTTGGTGGAACTGGACATTTTGATGGAATGCATCAGATATTTGGTGGTAAAAACTTAATGAATAAAGTTAAGTACGATATAGAAGATGGTGAATTTATTGCAAAAAATAAATATGGAGAATTATGGTTAGATCAAATGTACGAATTAATGGATGATAATCGTAATCCAATGAGGGAACAAAAGTTTTTAAACGTAGAAGATAAAACGTGCTTTTTTTATAAGCATATTGCTATCTCTCATGGTGTTAAAAAACCAACAAAAAGGATTCCGTACGAATGGATATTCCCAAAAGATTTTAGTTTAAGGAAAGTATAATGAAAAAATTAATAATGACCGTATTAGAAGAAGAGTGTTGCAATAAACAAATCAACATGGATTCTATAGCGGCTAGAGAAAGTATAGCCTTAGCGATTATAAACAAAATGAGAAATAGTAGTGGCGGATGGTTCTTGGATTTAGGATCATACCCGCCTAGAAAATCTTCTAAATCTTAATATTTATCTAATATGGGTGTAATTAAAAGTAGAACAGAAGTTCGTGCTCCATACGAAATCGTAAAGAAATTATTTTTAGATCGTGAAGGAAAACTATTTAAGTTTTTAATTCCTTCGTTTTGTGAAGTAACTCATTACAAAGGGATTCGTCGAGGCGCCGTAATTAAATTGAAACTGTTCGATAAACCATGTGAATTTAAAGTGATAACATATTCTACAAATAAAAATAAAACATCGTTCAACTATATTATTACCAAAGGAGACATCTTTAATGCAAAGTTTTGGTCGCATAGGCATTTCATTGAACGATATGAGGACAATACGGTTATAAGAGATGAATTAGCATTTACGTCTAAAAATAAAATACGAGACGCTTTCCTTCATGCATTTTTGTTTTGTTCATTTCGAATAAGATCTTTAAAGTACAAGATCTTTTTATTTTTCAACAAGTAAAGGAGATAATAATGGCACAAAAATCATGGCCCGAAGAGCGGTCTGAGATAGCTATTTGGTTGTCTGGCTTTTTAGGAACGTATAAAAAATGGGTTGATAAGATTTTGGATAATGACGATCATGAAGTAACAAAAAATAAAATAGTAGATTTACTTTCAGATTGGATAGCAAAATTAGAAGAAGAAAGAACGAAGATATTAAAGATGTCAGATACTATTCATGAATCTACAGATGAGTGATATTTATTATTGATGAATAGAATACTTGAACAATCCTCGAATACTACTAGTTATTCAGCCGACCCGGGTGAACCGGATACTGGTTGGGTTCCAGGTGGAGAAGTTAGAATGTTAGGCTTTGAATCCGGAAAACCGGAATCATGGTTTCATCAGCTGGAATTTGAACAGGTAGAATTTCCTGTAGCAGATCATATTTATGGGAAAGGTGTTAAAGCTGTGTATAGCGTTACTAAGAACGTTCAAGTAGTAGATCTTAAAAAGATGATGAAAAGTATTGATGCTGACATTGAAGAAATTAAAAACAATACATCCGTAATGTTGGGTGATTTGAAAAAGAGAAAATAAGATGGAAGAAAAAGATATTTTAAAGGCCATTAATCAAAAATTTAAAGACTTAGCTTTACGTGGTATTTCAATAAAAGCATTACCGCCAATTGGAAAACTCCATTCCTTAGATAGAAAAGCTGTAGAAATAGATTTAAGTAAGGTTGGAGCTGGACTTGATGCAATATTTAAAGTAATGAAAGTTCAGATTTCAGTTGGACATGATAAATTAGGTGCGGCAATTTCTTTACAGTATGATTGGAAATTTTGGAATGGTGGACAAAACGGTCATAGAGCTAGACATATTTATTCATACAGTAAAAAGAAATGGGATATGGGATAATGCCGAAAGAGCTAGAACCAAATCAAGATTTAAAAATTAATGCTGGACTTGTGGGTATGTGGAAAAAAGCTGGCTTACGAGTAAAGAGTTTTAAGGCTACTAAAAAGGGTCACAATGAAATTTGGGCTGGAAAATTTAAAACTAAAAACGCGATACTTCAAATGAGCGTTAATAAGTTTGGTTTTGTATTTTATCATGCTGGAAACAAATCTGTAAACATAGGAAGACTTGATAAGCAACGTAAGATAATAGATTGGATGAAAGCAATAATTAGAAATGCTCCATGGGCCGAATCCGTAAATGAGAGGAAATTAAGTTCTCAACAAAAGAAAGCAATATTGATAGCTATAGAGATGAGTGGTAATATGACTGGAGCTACCAAGAAGATTGAAAAAATTAAAAAAGGTTTATCTAAAGATAAAAAAGTAAGGGATGCTCTTCAGCTTGCAAACGAATCGGTAAATGAAGATATAGTACGCGATGAAGTTCACGCTAAAACAAAAAGAGAACTTAAAGCGGCCATAGCAAAAAGTATGAAAGAAATATTACAGGGTAAAACACCAAAGTATGATATTATTAATGGTATGACCGGAGAGATGATTGGTTGGAAAGATGGTCACGATTATATCTGGCAACCAAGTGCAATTCCGTATGCAGAGAGAGAATTAAAATGATTAAAATAGATGTTAGCGTTGGCGATACAATTAAAGTAGGAAGATTTAAAAACAAATCAATCGTAGTTAAAGAGATTGGTGAAGACGATCACGGCATGCCGACAATTAATGGTCGTTCAGTGGTTACTTTTAGAAAAAATCGGGCCGGTGATATGTACAGAACTAAGGATAAAGTTGAAGCAATGCTTAAGGATATGGGCTTGCCAGATAATAAATAAGTTTTACGAAACTGTGAAGGTATAATTATTAGTATGAATAGATTTCAAGAAATGATAGAAGATTCGTCTCCAATCTTAGATTGGGACACACTATGTAGAGAAGTACGATGGTTGTATAAGAATAATAAGGCCGTGTTAGAAACTGTTAGCGATGGGGAGTTAAACTTAGATGAGACGGCATTAGAAATTTTTCAAGCATTAATATATGATTATGCGCTGTCTAAGTCGGATAATCCTGGTTTTAAATTAAGTTACAAATTAGCTGAGGCGTAAATATGCAAGTGAATATTCCTTACCTTAATGGTGTGGATTCTGATGTAATTTCTATTACACCAATACTAGATTTTTCTGTAAAAGTACCATATATAACTTCAACCATGGAGAGCTACGAGATGAGTACTAAAGATATTATATTGAGACTAGAAGCAGCCATAGAAGATAAAGATTGGGAAGCTGTTGAGTTACTATTAGAAGATTTAAGATTAGACGGTGATTATGATAGAGGATATGATCAATTCGGTGGAGACGAAGAATACTAAAAGATATGGGCCCGCTGGGTATCGACGGGTGTTTTTTGACAATTGAGTGCAGCAGAGTTTGAACAAGACTCGAGACAAAAGGTTCACTAACCAAATTGGCGAATTTTCGCTAGACGGGTTGGTAATAGATTGGCATTTAGCCGATACTGATTCAGCACCACTTGTTGGAGCTGAGCTGGCTTACCAACCGACTTACGCTTACGCTTAGGTCCTTGGGTTGTCTGACACCCGAGTATAAAATAAGTTAGACAAACAACTCTATGTGTGAGAGTATAAACACACCAGTTAATGGATATGTTCTGCAAAAGAAATCCACATGGTTGTTTGCTAGTTGCTACCAATGGAAACTAGCTAAGCTGTAACGACTCATTGTTAATAGCAGGCCGGACGGGAGTTCGAATCTCCCCGGGTCCACAAGATATATGAAAAAAGTTATAAAAAAGTGAAAAAAAGCATGTACATGTATAGTATTTTATGTGTATATTCTAACTAAATAAAACAGGAGTTCGTAGTGAATATGTTAAACAAGTACATTCTATCAATAATAGCCGTTACAATGATAAATGGATACATTAGTGTTCAGTTCATGAAGAGTAATAGAGAAACATACAAGGGTTATTACGATGAATTGATGTATGAGAATCAACAATTAGGACGGGAACTGGATGAATTTTATGCTTATGGTATAAAGGTTGATGTAACAATGTATCAACCAACGCGATATCAAACAGATAGTACACCGAATATTACAGCTGATGGAACTAAAATTCGTATTAATAGTGCATCAGATTATAAGTTCGTTGCTCTTTCTAGAAATCTATTGAAACGGTGGGGTGGACCATTTGATTACGGTGATTTTATTTTAATTAAGGGTACTGGTAGTAAAGATGGAGTATATCAAGTTAGAGATACCATGAATCCAAAATGGGTTAATGTGGTAGATATTTTAGAATCAAAGGGTGTTAAACAATACAAGTATGAAAATTGTGATATTTTTAAATTACCCTGGTTAAAAAAAGAAGAGGAAAATGCATGAAATTAGGTGCTGAACAGATAGTAGAAAATTGGCGACTACTACATGAAGTTATAGATACAACGTTTAAAGATGAACGTTTAGAAAATATAAAAAAGTTACACAATCATTTTGAAGATAGAATGCAGATAGCACCTGCTTCTGCTACAAAATGGTTTCACAACGCATTTCCAGGTGGATATACTTCTCACGTTTTAAATGTGATAAAGTGGTCTTTAGAATACTGGAAATTATTTGAAAAGATGGGAATGCATGTGGATGACTTAGATAAAGAGACGATTGTTTTTTGTGCAATGTTTCATGATCTTGGTAAGATAGGTGATATGGATAATGATTATTATATTACACAGCCAGATGATTGGAAAGCAAAAAAATGGGGTCGACCTTATGATCATAATCCAGAATTGCATTGGATGAATATAGCTGATAGATCGTTTATGATATTAAATCAATTTGGAATAAAGTATTCTCAACAGGAATTTTATGGTATAAAGATGGCAGATGGATTATATGATGAGGCAAATAAACCGTATTTTTTTGAAGGTCAAGAATGGAAAGCAATTAAGACTAATATTGGTTTCATAATACATTATGGAGATTCTTCTGCAACTCGATGGGAAAAGGAACAATACATGTTGTCCGGAGAAAGTGCAGTAGATTTTCCAAAAATTATGAAGGGAATAACCAAAGACGACGAGGTTTTGAAATCTCTCGATGTAGATAAATTAGGAGATTTATTCAAATGATACTTGAAATAATTACAATAGTATTCGGTATAATATTAATTGTACAACTATATGTCATATACAATTTGTATCAGAAGACAGATAGCTTGGAACAATGGGTGGATTCTACGTATATAAATATACAAGAAACATTAGCTGAATTTAGAAAAATAGACTCTACTGGTCATTTCGAAGCAGATGATGAGATAGGTGTAATTTTCACACAATTAAAAGAAACACTAGAAAACCTAGAAAAAATTACAGAGGAATAGAAATGCCCAGAAAACCAAGCAAAACACGAATGTATTTTCACGAAGGTACAGAACAGGGAATTATTGATTATAACAATGCAACATCTTGGAGAGAAAGAAATTTAATATATAACGAACACTTACGCGCTCCGTTTGAAAAATTAGTTGAAAGTATCATACACACGTTTAAGTTTTATTATTTTGATGTTCCAACAGAAGATGTTAAACACGAAGTCATATCGTTTATGATTACTAGATTGGGAAAATATAAACAAGGTAAGGGAAAGGCATTTAGTTATTTTAGTGTAGTTGTAAAAAACTGGTTAATATGTCATAATAACGGCAATTATAAAAAATTAAAAACACACAGCGATGTATTAGATCTTAAACATAAGGATGTTAAGAAAGTTACATACGTAGACGATTCAGAATCTAGACAGGCCGAATCTTACTTTTTTTCTTCGGTTAAAGATTACTGGGAAAATAATATTGATAAAGTATTTAAAAAAGATCGTGATAAAAAGATTGCATATTCTATTCTTGAATTAATGGATAAAGTTGACTCTATTGAAATATTCAATAAAAAAGCACTTTATATTCTATTAAGAGAAATTTCTGGAGCCAAAACCCAACATATAACTAAAGTTTTAAATGTAATGAAGGGTCACTTTGCCAATTTACATAAGCAATGGATCACAACAGGCTCTATTAATACAATATCTACCCTACGTCGTTTTTCATAGACTAGTATATTTATAATCAAAAGGATGTTCTAAGATGTCTGCTGATTATGAAATATACAAAGGGAAAACAATTGCCGATCTATTTAAGAAGATAGACGACAATTCCAAACGCAATAAAATTCAAATAGAATCTCTTATTCAAGAGATGATGGTCTATATTAAAGATCCACAAAGCGCTCAAACATTATTTCCAATGATTAGCGATTTCATGGAAGCTAACATCAGAAATGATGAGCTACTAGTTAAGTTAGGAGCAGTAGTTCAACGAGTTATGCAAGCAGAATCCAAAAACCAAGAGGGTGAATATGGTCTATCAGATAAAGAGAAAGATCAAATTTTAGGAAAAATAGAAGAAGCAGCACAAAATATTCAAGGTGAAATAGACGATATTCAATTGGATATTACAAGCAAGTCCAAATAGGGGACAACATGCAATCAAAAACAATCGCTGGTATCTTTGTAGATAACATTGCAGATAGTAGCAATCCAGAATTAAACCTTTCAGATGCGTTAGCAACTGAGAAGGGTGCTAGAGACATTGCCTCTCAGATGATTGCCGCATCACAAACGGTATCTATTCAAGCAGTTCCGTGTGAAGTAGATGCAGTACTTTATAACGAAGATGATTTAGATAAATTTGGATTGAAAAGTTCAGCATTTATTGGTGGTATTAAATGTACTCCAATATATTCTGCACATGAACTTGGTAGAGGTGGATCCGGATGGGTTTTTCCAGTAGATCCTCATATAAAATATTATCCAATAATTGGTGAACTGGTTCCCGTTGTAACTTTTGGTGGACAGTCATATTATTATCCTCCAATAAATTCAAAGAATAATGTTAATCACAATGCAATGGCAAAAATTACTGCTAAGAGCGGAACTGGAAAATATGATAAGTCTAAAATAAAGGCATTTCTAAGTGGAGGAAGAGATAAGGATGCATTTGAAGTTTCTGAATTTCCTCGTCCAGTTAAACAATATCCAGGTGATTGGGCTATTAACGGTCGTAACGATCAATCTATACGAATAGGAAAAGCAGCAGAGCAAGACGGTACATCATATTCTGTTATGAAATTTAGAATTGCAAAAGAAGAAAAGAAAGCAAAGAATTTATTTCTTCCACTTGAAGAAAATCCGAATGAAGATGTAGCTTCAATATACATGATGAGAAATGAAGATCTTGAGTTAAATGTAATTCCAAAGGTAGATGATGAAACTACTCCAGTTAATTTTAGTGGAGAACAAATTTTAATAGATTCAAAAAAGTTAATTTTTAATTCAAAATTAGGTGGAAACATAAACATTTTTTCAGGAAAGAATTTTAATTTTGTAGCAAGGAATACAGTTAATCTTGTTGGCGAATATATTAGGATTGGAGATGTAAATGTTGATAAAATGCAAAGTGCAGTTATGGGAGAACTTCTTTGTGAATTTTTAGCAGAACTTTTACAAGAAATTAATAGATTTGCAGGAAAGGTTAGTGGAGCAACGGGTATTGGGAATATCGGAATAACCGTTCCAATTCCAGCATTAATGGGTGCGGGATCAGGATTACAAGCATATATTTCAGAACATACGAAAGAGTCGTTACAAAAACGATTATTGAGTGGTAACATTAAATTGTCAAGAAGAAAAAGAAATTTAAAAAGAGGATTAAGAGAAGGAATTGGTAATGGCTGATTTATATTGTAAAAATATTACGTCATTAAAAAGACATCTTCCTCAAAATGCTAAACTTCTATTGGGAGATCAGATTACTGGAGGTTCTGCAATTAAAGAAAGTCATGGTGATAAATCGGCTTCAGGAATAAGTGATGCGGAGTTAGAAAAAAATAAGATTGCTTCTTCCATTTATGGTCTTAGCGGAAATATGGTAGAACTGTTTCCACTTGGCAGTGTATTGGGTCCTGGAGATTTTGTTTCAGAGGATGGATTTATCGCAGGTTCGGATGGAGTAGATGTTATTCACTCTGGTTATGGTGGTGAAGCTCGAGCTTTTGCACCTGGAACACATTTACGTGATGGAGATATTGTTATAAATGGTAAATTTAGAGATGCAGATGGTAATTTAATAGAAGCACCGGCTGTCGCATCAAATGGAAGTACAGTATCAGATGAAGGTGCCGTAGTTTCTCCAGGTGGTGCAGATCCTGAAGCGGATGAATACTGTTCACTACAAGAATTGGCTGGAAGACCAGAAGAAGGTTCGTTTTTAGATGATTTGGCTCAGGATTTAGATATTGATTTAGACATTCCTGGTTTAGACTTTGCATGGTGGGTAAAAATACAGAAAAAAATAAATGAGTTAACTGCATTACAAGGAAAATTTCTTGCTAAAACAAAGAATTTGGTTTCGTTAATAGAATTAGACCCTGAAGATGCATGCAAGTATGTTCCTGATATTAGTAAATTATTAGAGCTCATGCAAAAAGTTCAAAGAACCATTAGCAAAATTAAAAAAATATTGAGAGCAGTTAATAAATTAATTAAAAAAATGAAAAAGGCTATTAAACTTATTAAGTGGCTGTTTGCTCCAATTAGATTGGTAGAAGCATTCCTATTTTGTTTACAAATAATAGAAGGAATGGCAATAATGTTAGATCAAGCATACAAAAATTTAACAGATACAAGCAAATTACTTCCACAATTGATTTCTTTGTTGAAAAAACTTTTAGCACAATGTGCAACAAACAGAGGAGCCGAAGCAGGATTAAGTGCAGAAGAATGTGCAAAATTGGGTGGAGTTTTGGTAGATAGAAGAGCAGGCGATATGGGACCCACCACCGGTGGAAGATTAGCGAATGCATTAGATGAATTGGCTGATGGTCTTGGTGATGAGTATGGCGATGATGATTACATGAGACCAGGACTTGGATTAAATGTAGGAGATCAAGTTAATAGTGGATCTGTTGTTCGACATTCGAATCCACCAGTAATAATCAATATTTATGGTTCAGCTGGTGATGGAAGTGGAGATGGAAGTGGTGATGGAAGTGGAGATGGAAGTGGTGATGGAAGTGGAACATCGGTCCAAGCACCATTTATAGTTCCAGATGATGAATTAGATTATAGTGCCGGAGATGAAGGAGCCGCTGGATTATCAGATAATGCAGTATTATCAGAAGAGGAATTAGAAGCACTGTTAGATTCTCAATTAATAGATTTAAATGATTGTATGACAGAATTAGATGATATGGATAAAGCAAACAATTTTGTTTAGTCATATATATTATTAAGAATGAAGGGTATTACCATGAAAAAAGATACAACTAAAGCATTAAGGGGCATAATAAAAAAGATGGTGTCAGAGGAAGTTTCTAAACAAATAAAATATGTTATAAAGGAATTAACTGATCCAACACCAGTTGATGCAATTGGTAAAGAAGAGCATCAACCAAAGTATACTGAAACTAAAAAATATACTGATGATCCTATTTTAAACGAAGTTTTAAATAATACAGAGGGTGGTATATCTAATGGTGCTCCAGCTGGATTTGAAGAATATCCAACTTTGGGCGGTGGTGCTGTTGACAGTGTAGAAAAATTAGCAGGAATGCAATCTTCTATGCAACCAGTACAAGACACGGCTAATATGCCAGATTTTATGAAAAAAGCTTTTAGCGGACATTCAGCAAAAGTAGTTAAGGCAATAGATAATAAGCATGGCACTAGAACTTAAACGATTAATAAAAAATTTAGCAAACTTAAAGCATAGACAAACTTTGAAAAATAAGTTTTTGAAGACTAAGCCTAAAATTCAAGAAATGAAACAAAATGTTGAAAAGGCTAATGAAGAAGCGATTGCATTTCATGATTATGTTAAAAGGGCAGAAGTTGGAATGGATCCTGCTGGAGTTATTCCTCCAATGGAAAAAAATTCATTTAACCCTCTTGTTGAAACATTAACTACTTTAGTGTCCAATACATCATTGACTTCAACGCAAAGAATAGCGTTAGTTGCTTCTCTTGAATCATCGTTGGATATAGGTATTGCTGTTACAAATAGTGGTCAACGATATTTAACTACAAGGGCACGAGCAACTGAACTTGGAGCTTCGTTTACAGAAATGAATTCAACCCTTGCTAACGTGCTTAGTGGCGGAAAAGGAACACTTAAATAATGGCATTAGAAAATCCAAGAACAACAACAGTTAGGTTAAGAGATAAAGATCCGGATTCGAAAATAGGAATAACATTACCTATTCAACGGGGACAAAACGGGTTTTTTCAACAATCAAGTACACTGCTAGAACAAACAAAAAGTAATTTAAAAAATTTATTATTAACGGTTAAGGGCGAAAGATTAGCTCAACCAGAATTTGGAAGTAATATTTATAATATTTTATTTGAAAATATGGATACAGGTTTTTCTAAAAAAATAGAAGATTCTATTAGAGAAGCGGTAGCAAAATGGTTGCCGCATGTTATTCTAAATGCAGTAATTATAGATGCTTCACATAATACAAATACTGTGAATATATCTGTACAATATTCGTTAGTTAATGATGCGTCAGCATTAGAATCATTGTCTTTAAATTTAATACGAGCTGGAGATTAATATGGCGAGTGTAAAAACTAGGCCTAAAGAGGTAAACTATTTAAGTAAAAATTTTACAGGATTCAAATCCGATTTGATGGAGTTTGCTAAAACTTACTTTCCAACTTCGTATGCAGATTTTAATGAGACGTCTCCTGGAATGATGTTTATTGAAATGGCATCGTATGTTGGTGATGTTCTTTCATTTTATATAGACGAACAGTTTAGAGAGTCGTTACTGGTATACGCAGAAGAAAGAAAAACTATTTTTGATATTGCTCAATCGTATGGGTATAAACCAATAATGTCAACGCCGTCTGTAGCCAATCTAGATTTTTTTCAAACTGTTCCAACAACTGGTACTGGTGCAAATATAAAACCAAATTATGATTATGGTCATATTATTAAAGTTGGGTCAGTAGTAGAAAGCGAAGAATATGCTAGAACTTTTAGAACGTTAAACGAAGTTGATTTTAAACATTCAAGTTCTATGGATCTTACTACTACATCTATTTACGAGCTAGATGACGATGGTGTTACTCCAACAAAATATTTATTAAAAAAATCGTGTAAAGCAGTTAGCGGAACAGAAAAAACAGAAACGTTTGAATTTGGAACTGCTGTTGCTTATGATCAAATTAAATTGGGAAATGGTCCAGTATTAGAAGTATTATCCGTTGAAGATGCAGATGGCAATAACTGGTACGAGGTAGAATCTTTAGCACAAGATATAATTTACGATGATGTTGAAAATACTGCAGAGTTTGATGAAAATTTAGCGGCGTATAATGAAACAGTTCCATATATTTTAAAATTAATACGAACACAAAAGAGATTTAAAACTAAATTAGATGTTGATGGAAAAACTATATTACAGTTTGGATCTGGAACAGCTACTTCTGCAGATGAAGAAGTAATACCAAATCCAACAACAGTAGGAAATTCTTTTACTAATAGTAATTACCTAAACAATAATAGTGCACTGGATCCAGCAAATTTTTTGACTACGGCAGTATACGGAGCAGCGCCGTCTAATACAACTCTTACAATTAAGTATTCAGTTGGTGGAGGTGTAGAATCTAATGTTCCTTCTAATAGTATAACAACCAAAAGAAGCCTAATAACTGTTATTAATTCTTCTGGGTTAGACACTGCACTGGTTCAAGAATCTTTTAGATCTATTGCTGTTAATAATCCTGTTCCAGCAACCGGTGGGAGAGGAGAAGAATCTTTAGCAGAAATCAAAGAGAATACTAGACAGTATTTTCAAGCACAAAATAGAGCAGTTTCTAAAGAAGATTATATTACAAGAGTTTATAATTTACCTCCAAAGTATGGTAATATTGCAAAGGTTTATATAACGCAAGATGATCAGATCAATTCTGGAGAAGGAGTAATTCAAGAACAAACAATTACTCAAGAAACATTAGATGATTTTGGTGGAGAAATACCAATATCAAAGGTTCAGCAAAGAATGCCTAATCCAATGGCTTTGAATTTTTATGTTCTTGGATATGATCAAAATAAACAATTAACAACGGTTAATCAAGCTACAAAGAAAAATATTAAAACGTATTTGGGGCCATACAGAATTTTAACAGATGCAGTTAATTTAAAAGATGCGTACGTTATTAATGTCGGTATTAGGTTTTCGATTTATGTCAAGAAAGGATTTAATAAGCAAGAAATTATATTAAAATGTATTGATAATGTTAGAAACTATTTTGATCCAGATCTATGGCAAATAAATCAACCCATAATATTAGCTGATATTGCATACGAAATATCTTTGGTTGAAGGAGTTAACAATGTAGTTCCTCCAATAAACAACAATCCTTCTGGGAATTTAATTGTTTTGGAAAATAAATTTTCTCAGGCTTTAGGTTATTCGGGAAATATTTATGACATTCAATCTGCTACTAAGAATGGAATAGTTTATCCGTCTTTAGATCCAGCCATATTTGAATTAAAATTCCCATCAATTGATATTGTTGGTAAAGTTCTAGGAGATTATTAATGGCTCATTATTTTGAATATGCCGATAAAGATGCAACTATATTGAGAGGTGCAACGGAAGTTGCAACTGGTAGTTGGAAAAATACCGGAATGGATGAAATATTAGAAGTTGGTAAAAATTTTACATCTGGTACTACATCGTTTAATCAAGTTAATAGATCACTCATTAAATTTTCGACAACTATATTGTCTCAATCTGTTGCTGATGGAACTATTGGAGCAGGTGTTACATTTTATTTAAACATGTATGATGCTGGTGCCACGGAATTAAATCGAGATAACACACTGTATACGTATGCTGTTTCACAAAGTTGGGACGAAGGTGATGGAAAAGCAACTGATCTTCCACAAACAGAAAATGGAGTAAGTTGGAGATATAGAACTGCAGATACTGGTTCTGAATGGGGACACGTTGATAGTGGTAGTTGGGGCGGAACTTACTATTCAGGATCAGAATACACAGGTTCTCAAACATTTAACAAGAATGATTCAGTTGATATGAGAATGAATGTTACCAACATTGTAAACCATTGGATTAGTGGAAGTATTAGCAATGAAGGTTTTTTAGTACGACGAGGGTTGAGTGAAGAAACTAGTAGTGTACATAGTGGAAATTTTAAATTCTTTTCATCTGATACTCATACAGTTTTTCAACCCAGATTAGAAGCAGTATGGAATGATTCTGTTTATGATACTGGTTCATTGAGTGGATTGACTTCTACACAAATAGAAAGACTAACTATAAACATAGAAAATTTTAAACCAAAATATAAGAAAGGTACACTATCAACAATTAGAATTAAGGGAAGAGAAAAATATCCTGCCAAAACACATTCTGTAACATCATCGTATATGGATGTAAAATATTTGCCAAGCGGATCTAGCTATTATTCTATAGTTGATAACAGAACAAGTACTACAATTATACCATTCGGATCAGGATCTATTATTAGTTGTGATTCTAATGGGAATTATATTAATTTAAGAACTGAAGCATTAGAAGTAGAAAGAGTTTACGAAATACAGTTTAAAATAGAAAGCGGTTCGGGTATTAATAAAACTGTACAATATTTTGATGGAAATCATCAATTCTTGGTAGTAAAATAATGGATTTCGATTGGTTAAATAGTCTTGGATATTTTGAAGTTATAGAAATGTCTTTTTGGATGGGTGTGATGTATTTTGGAAAATGTTGGATAGACAATTACTTTAAAGGAAAATAGATAATGCCATATAGTCAAGAAGAATTAGAAGCAAACGAACATTATACTTCCTTAAAAGTTCGAGATGAAATAAAATATAATCAAGAATACGTATTTTCCAGAGATAAGTGGCTTGCTAAAGGTGGTGAAGCACATGATTCATTTAGAAATGAAGATGACGTTATTCAATTGTATGAAGATCCAGAAACGGGTGACTCATTTCCTACACCAAATCAACATTTACGGATTTGGTTATACCAAGTAAGATATAGAACCAACGCAGCCACTAAGGATATACTGGATAGAGAATTTAAGGAGTTCTAATGCCTAGCTCAAAAACACGCAGGTCAACAGATATTCCTAAAAAGTTATATGATCTAATAGCATTACCAGATGCAAATGATTATACAACATATAGGGATGGTGTACAATATCCTCAATTTTCAGGAGAAGGTTATACGTCCGTAAAGTGGCCTGATGCTCTATTCGGTTTAGATCCTAATGATATTATTAGAATAAACATTTATGGAAACAATAACGAATTAATTGCTACAGAATATGTTACCCATGATAAATTCGAATCGTTTATAAATTCAAGTATTCCGAGTCATCCAGCTATTGTTAGTTTGGATGCTGGTAAAATTTTAAGAGATCTCGGCTATCGTAGAGGAAGATTTCATTTGACTTTTGATTTTATGAGGATAGAAGCTGGAGGACCATTTCCGTTATTGGTTAATGGAGCAGAAAGGATATTTAAAGGTTCTTTTGAAGAAACTGAAGGCAGTATTTTTGCAGCGGAACCGCATATTGATTCTGAAACAAATGAAGGCGATCCACTATATGTAAAAGAAAATAAATTTATTCTTCAAGAAATATCATCTGGTAAGGATGAAGTTATAGTATCTCCGGCGTTTATTAACGATGAGAGTTATAGGGAACGATTTAGAATGGCAGCATATAACTGTCTTAATTGGTTTCCAGAAGAAGGAATGACGGCTGGGTTTCCTGGAATAACATCAAATTTTATAACATTCAATACTGGAACAAATTTACCAAGAAATTGGGTCAATGGAACAATAAGAATTAATGATGCTTATTTTATGGGAAAAAGAATAACCCCTGAAGAAACTGATGTTTTAGTAGTAGAACCAGAAATTGATATAGAAAGCAGAAGACCAAATTTGCTTGGCGATATGAATATGGATAGTTTATTTGGATGGGCAGCTCATGGATCATGGCCAAATGCTGGAGTACTGCTAAGCGATAACGGTTTCGGACACAGAGCATTGTTTTTAGATGCCGTAGCCGAACCAAATCCAGCAGGTCAATTGGCAATCAGAGCAATTATACAGAATACTATCCACTTAGATTATGAGAGTCGCCATCCAAGTTCTCTTGTTGGAACTAACTTATCTTTTAATTTAAAATCATTCGATTGTCCAGTTGATCTAGAAGGAGTAACCTTTACAACTAGCGCGTATGTAAATGCACCGTCTGGAAGTATTGTACGATTAAGAGCTCACTCTGGTCCATGGGGAATAAGTGGAAATGATGCAGTGTCCGGACCATATACTGCTACTGGTGAATGGCAAAGAATTTCTCATACTTTTACTCTAACAAATACATCAACTAGGGCTTTACAAATAAGATGTCAATGGGATCCAAGAAATGCAGGAATAGATCCCTCTCAAGAATCAAGTTTGGGTCAATATGCTACGTGGGCTGGAGCTCAGTTAGAACAGGGTTCTTCTATGACACCGTTTACTCGATCACAAGGTTTTGAAGATGGAACAGTAGAAGTTGCAATAAACGGTACTATTAAATTTCAAGATCCGGATGGGGTTTTAATGAATGCAGTTTTTGCAGACGGTGATGATACGTTTACTCCAATTATGACTGGAGGAACTTTAAAAATTCATGATGCAATTGCGATTGATGATTTATCTGAAGTTACAATGTTTAGCGATGCAGACATAGAAACAATATTCGAACCAACAGTTATTCCGAAAGATGGTGACGAAGGAAAACCAGGTGGTTTCTCACCAGAAGGATGGGATCAAGAATTAAATGGACAAGCTATAGCTGTAAGAGATGAAAATGGTGATTTTATATGGAGTAGTGGATATAACGCATTTGGATCTGGAAACAAATGGTCTAATGCTGGTACCGCAAAACATGGATACCAAGCCCAATGGAGAAAGGGTAAGGGAGTCGATGGTGGTCCAGCTATGTTTTTCCCAGATTTAAATTATCAAAGTTATATTTTAGAAGCTATGAGAGCGGCTGCTTTAGAGGAGTGGTCAAATCCAGCTAAGAGTTGGTATCTTACTCGGGGATTGGCTGATCCTCGTTTTGATAACAATACACAGTTGGCTAGTTGGTGGCCACATAGATGGATGGGAATTGCATGTGGATGGAATACTATTGGAGCATTGGCTGCGTATGGTGTAAAACCAGGAGATACTATTAAAGTAAGTTGGATGCAAAAATCGGCTCCGGTAAATTTTGATCAGGGTGGTAGAAAAGGTGCAATGATTGGACTAGATCACTTTTTACTTGATGAATTAACACCTCCAGAGCCTCCAGTAGTTGAAGCAAGTGAAGTGTACGAAATGGATAAAGCAATTTACGAAGCGATGAGTGAAGTAAATGTGTTTGATATAGCTACTGATTGGTTCGATCCGGAAGAAATTGTAGAGGGTGAATACGTTAATATAAGACCAGATTCGGGTGATACACCAGAGGGTTTCTATGTAGTATCACCTTCAGATTATCCAGAAGCAAAACCTCCACCACCCGCTCATAACTCTCCAGGAGCAAGAAGTCCAAGCGGAATATGGCTAGTAACGGATTTAGATGAGCAAGAACGTAGGGGAATATTAGATGAAATAGAAGAACTAGAACGGGAAGATTATGAATCCGGACATTTTAAAGAAGGTGCGTACATAGCTCAAAGAGCAAAATTACAACAAAGATTAAATAGCATGAATCAGGGTGGAAGTGCCAGAAAATCTTGGACATTAGATGGCGAAGTATCAAGTGATTTTGAGTGGAATCAGAGTCAGAATCAGTGGATTTTAAGAGTAGGTGTAGAGAATCGAATGGTGGGTGAGGTTAGACCAGGTTTTGTTAATATAAATGGTGCATTGGTTGAAAGTGAGGCGTTTGGTTGGAGATGGAATGGTAGTTCATGGGAATCAAACTATGTTTACTTAGGAAATTTGGGTTCCACTACAACGGGTCTTTTTAGAATAGTTTCACACGATGGATTTTTATTTGAAGCTTCTAATGTAAGTTTTTATCCAAGTAGGGATGATTGGGTTTCAACAAAAAATATTTCAGCAGATGAAAATTGGACTTGGAAAGGAATTGATGGATGGGTTTTAGATGATAGTGTTGAAACAGAAGAAACGGCTGATGGAAGACATATTGTAAGAGTTAAAACGATGAGATTGGATAGAGCGCACATTAGTGGTGGTGATAATGAGGGAGATGGAACCACTATGCACTATCTTCCATGTAGTCTATACAATGAATGGGAAGAAGTATCGTTTGATTTTGTAGTAAGTGAAGAGTTTAGTTTAGAAGATAACACGTGTTTACGAGTATACGGACATAAAGGTGATTACGGAACACTTTATGTTGATAGTATACGAATAGATTTACTTATGACTTCAGAAATGAGAGCATCAGTTGATGATACAGCATTATTGGCACCATTAGAACTAGTAATTGATGAAGTTGTTGATTCTAATACTATTAGAGTACAGAACACTTACGAGGAAGCAGCGGAACAACAAGGATCTGTTCTTTCTAATTTTAGAGTTAATAAATATTCTACATTTGATAGAGGATTTGAAGTCGATTATGTTAGTGTTCCAGCTAGTGAAGATAATGTCTACGCAAGATACGAGGGAAAAGTTTTAGATGTTGTTAACGATGATGCACCAAAAAAGATTGTAGTTGATAAAACATATCAAGAATTTGGACAAGAAATAAATGCAATAATGTCAGGATCGGAAGCAGTTAACGCAACTACTGCATTTGAAGATTATTTTGTTAGATATCGAATAAATGATCCAGATAATTTATACACATATATGATTACTGGTCCTGATTCTAAAACGCTGATTACAAATTTTAAACCGGTAAATTCTGAAAATTATCCGGGATCAATAGCATATAAATTATTAGAACCACTTTCTGATGATTTTGAACCACTAGACATGGTTTATATTGCAAAAGAAGTTACACCGTCGTTAACAGAAACTGTAGATTTAATACCGTTTTTAGATGAAAAAATATCAGATACAGTATTAAGGTTACCTAGATTTCAAGATTTAGAGTCTCCAATTAGAGAACGACAAACAGAATATTTATCTCATACTGATATTGTTGGAAACGGTAAATGGGTTAGAGAACAATTAGAAAATAAATTATTAAGTGGAAGTCTTGAAACAGCAAAAATTAATGTAGATTACAGGCAATATAAAAACTTTGTACATTTTGGTTCAGCCGAAAAACGATTGTACAATATGAAAACAAAGCTTACTAATTTAGAATTGTATCAAAATTATAGTTCATCATTAACTGGAGATTTAAGTGGATCAGGATATTTAGGAAGTTCACAAGGGACTTCAGTTAGTGGATCTGCAGTTGATATTCAAAAATGGGAGGATTCAGCTAGAGAGGTTATTAATGCTTTTGATGATTTTGAAGAATACATGTACGTTCAAAGTTCTTCATATATTACCAGTTCAATAGGAGAATTTTATGATAACGCTGCTCCTAAATTATCCGGTGATGGTACACTAACCAATCCGTATCAGCTGTATTCAGTTTCTAGTTCTGTATTTACTACGTGGTACAGTGCTTCTCAAGTAACTGCTAAAGTTTATGATAGAAATAATGCAAATAGATTGGTTAACTTATTACCAGAGCATATTTCTTATGATCAAACAAATAATCAATTCTTAACATTTATGGATATGATTGGTCATCATTACGATAATATTTGGTCCCATGTTGTTGCATTAACTGATGTACATGATAGAACAGAAGATGTAACTAAAGGAATTTCTCAAGCTCTAGTAGAACCGGTTGCAAAGGGATTTGGTTTTGAAATGCAAGAAGGAAGAGATCTTGTTAGATTACCTCAATATTATTTAGGATTACAAGAGTCCGGTTCTCAAACTGGAGTATTCAATGTTAGATGGAGTAAGAAATCTCAAAAAGATGTAACAAGAGAAATATGGAATAGAATTCTTGCATCGATGCCTTACATATTAAAATCTAAAGGTACCAAACAGGGATTAAAAGCAATAATTGCAGCGTATGGTATACCAACATCAATATTGAGAACGCAAGAATACGGTGGACCTAAGATCGCTGGAGAAAAAGATTACGAAATAAAACAAAGATTTACAAAAGCATTAGACTTTCAGGGTGGTCAATATCTTGAAGCACCGTGGTATCATACTGGATTTGGACGAACACCAGATACAATTGAAATGAGATTTAAAACACCGTATGAAGTTGATACTGTGCTAGCGCAAAAGGTTAATTCTACGGATGGAATAGATGCTTCGATTTATATTACAAACGTAACAGCATCGGATGCTAAAGGTAGAGTTGAATTTGTAATGAGTAGTAGTGGTCATGGTGAATACAGTATGAGTTTAGGGGAATACTCTGTATATAACGATGAATATTGGTCATTAATGTTAAGACGTAGAAGTACAATATCATCGTCAATATCAAGTTCTTATGATAGTATGCATGTTCTAACTGATGCTGATCCGTTAACTCAAAGTTTTGATTTATTCTTGGGTTATTATGATTCAGGAATAGATGAAGTTGTAGTTGCAAAATCTGCTAGCATGGATATATCAGGAAGTTTATTAGCAAATTATTATAGAACAAGTAGTGTTGCCGGAGATGATAATTGGTATTTTGGTGGTAAGCGAAACGATGCTAGAAGAGGGTCTAGATTTTCTGGTTCGATGATGGAAATAAGATATTGGGGAACACCGTTAACATCATCTGCATTTTATAACCATGTAGCGGCTCCAAAAGCAGTAAATGGAAATCATATTAGTTCATCGTATTATGATATGTCATATAGACTTTCATTAGATGATTACATTAATTTGAGTACTACTCCGTATGGTTTAAAAGATTATTCACTTACAGATGGTCAATTATATGCAACTGGATCTGGATTTGCAAATGAAATTAATTTTAGTAATGTATCAGATAGACAGAAAGCATTTACTCCGGCAATTGGATTGGGAAAGAAATCTAATAAGATAAGAATTGAAGGTAGTATATTAAAAACTCCCGATGGATTACCAGCAGTTTTAAGTCCTACAGAAAGAGTTGAACTTGGTTCTTACGACTTAGCAGCAAATGATTCTAATAAGTTGGGAATATTCTTTGCACCGAGCGATGTTATAAACGAAGATATTATATTATCATTAGCAGATATGGATTTTGGTTCTTATCTTGGAGATCCTCGAGATGATTTTGAAGAAGATTACTATTATGGAAGATTTAAACGAGTAGCAGATACATATTGGCAAAAATGGACAACAAAGCAGGGATTCTGGGATTATATTAAATTGATCAAATATTATGATTTAAGTTTATTCGATCATCTTAGAAGAGCTGCGCCAGCTAGAGCTAAGAAAAATATTGGTCTTCTTATTGAACCAACAATATTAGAACGATCTAAAGTTGTTGTGGGTGCTCCTCCATCCATGGAAGATTTAAAGAAAAGAGCCATATTAGATCTGACACATCGTTTTCCTGTTTCAGGTTCTCAGCAAAGATATAGAGGAATATTAGATTATATAGAATCGTATCAAGTAAGTGGATCTGATGTATTACAAAGAAATGGAATTTTAGATACAGATCTTGGTGGTGAAATAACAAGTACTAAAGAAATAAGAGAGGCTTTATTTCATTGGGATTCTACTCAACCTACCGGTAGTAATTTATTGGAATACGGAACAATACCACTTCCTGGAACTGCAGTGACTGCATCTTCAGAACGTATTGATTTCGAAACTTCCGGTTCGGATGGAGTAATAGCAACAAATATTTCTAGCTTTAATTTTCAAACTTTACAGGAACCAGTAGATTCGTACAATGATTATAGTGGTTCGTCAATATCAACTGGTGGCGGGGATACTATTTTCTTTGAAGTATTACCGCCAAATGTAACGGGTTCAAGATTGGCGAGATACAATCAAGATACTATTCCGTATTTTTCATCCAGTTTATCAGCATCTTATAATTTATCGTATTCATCTTCTTTAGAACAGAGTGAATATGAATCCGTGTATGATTCTCATACAGCATTAGAAAATTTAGCGTATAATGGATGTAAAGAGGATGGTTCAACTGTACCGTTTGGAGAACAATTAAGTGTTGAAATTTTCGAAACTAATCCGTATCAAGTTAAGACTGATTCTACTGGTGGCACATATCTAGACACTGAATTAAAAGGTGAATAAAATACTTAGAGTAATATTTATAAACAAATGAGTTCTACGTAATAATTTTAGGAGAATATTAAAATGGGATACCTCAATAATGCAACAACTGTCTTGGACGCGATCCTCACGAAAAAAGGTCGAGAGTTACTAGCTCGCGGACAAAACGAGTTTAGTATCACTAAATTTGCTTTGGCTGATGACGAAGTTGACTACAGCCTTTGGGATCCCGGACATCCATTAGGATCTGACTACTATGGTCAGGTTATAGAAAACCTACCACTTCTGGAGCCTACTCCGGATACGAATACCATTATGCGATATAAGCTAGTAACAAGAGCTGTTGGTACACGAAAAATGTCGACACTTCTTGGTATAGAATCTTCTTATACTGTGGAATGGAGTTCAGCGGGTAATGAAGCATCAACTGCTGGTCCGATATCACCAACTACAACGAATGTTCCAAATGATGGAACAACAGATCCAGCTGGATATTCGTTTACTGTTCTTAATTCATCGATATCTTACTTGACATCTCCAAGTAATGATGGTGGAGTAGGTGGTGGCGGAAGCATTGATTATACAGCTTCTACACAAAATATTAGTCAAACTGTTTTTGGTAATAGTGTTACTATTCATCCAAAAGCAATTAATGATCCAGGTGCGGCTGCCGATCCAACCACAACACTGATCGTCACTGGCCTTAGTTATGGAGCAACGTTTGCTTCAACTATCACTATAGGCTACGTAGACGAATCATAATATAAGGAAACTTGCCGATGGCGTTTCTAGATAATACTTCACTCATAGTAGATGCGGTGCTAACAGATAAGGGACGAGAAATGTTAGCTAGTAATTCGTTCAGCATCGTTAAGTTTGCTTTGGGTGATGATGAAATTGATTATACAATGTACGATGAGTCCAACTCTAATGGACCCAATTTTTATGGTATATCAATTGAGAATATGCCAATATTAGAATCATCTACATATTCAGATACTGCGTTAAAGTATAAGTTAACAACCTTAAAACCAACAACAAAGCAACTTCCAGAAATGGGAGCTAGTGTTCCATTGACTATATCGTTAACTGGAGATGGAGCAGTTAGTGCAGATTATGCTATGATTTCTCCATCAACTTTAAGGTTTGATGAAGATGAAGAATATATGTTTGAACTTCAAGATGATTCATTTGTTGATTTAATACTTGGTGATTACGCAGATCAAGTTAAAAAAGTTGCTCATAAAGTAATATTTGAACAATTAACTATTGATGGTGATCCTGTTCCTAAAGATGCTTATCAAAGCATTTTATTTGGGGCTAAGAAAACTCCTCTACCACTGAAAAGAAGTGAGCAAGATTTATTTGCAGATTTATATAAATTTTATATTCCACCAAATAAATTTGGTGATATAACAGTTTCAGCAGTTAGAGCAGAAGGTGAACTTTATTTTAAAGGAGTTTCCGGTCCAACACAGCTTATAACATCAGAAAATTTAATCTATTCAGAAGCAGGAATTGTAGTTAGTGTTGAAGGTGCTGGTATAATTTCTCTTGGTTTAACTGATTCCAGTGGAAAGGGTACAACAGATGAAGGCGATGTACCAGCTTCCGAAGGTGAAATAGTATTTGCTACAATTTTAAAAGAGAATAGAAAAATATTAGTTGAAAAAGAAAAGGGCGGATTTAAAGCATTAGGAATCGCAGCAAATAGTAAAGTAATTGTAACGTATACAACTAAAGGTAAAGTACAAAGCATTACTATGTATGCACAATCAATAAATGCACAGAAAACCGTTATAACATTGAAGAAAGCATTATCAGCTTCTATTCCAGCATCAGTAACAGTTTCTACTTCTGCACCAGCAGATAAAGAATTTCAAGATGATATTCCAGATAAGACTGGAGAAGATAAAAGTCCATTCACGCCTAAAGATCCAGATGGAAAAGATACTGGAGAAATGAAGGATACAAAAGATAAAAGCATGGACGATGAAAAGAAATTCGAACCTGAAACAAAGAAGGATTTTGGTGGTACAAAAGGTAGTTCAGGTGGTAGCAAAAGCGGCGGCTCAAAAGGTGGTTCAAAGGGAGGATTTTAATGGTTAAAACCGTTACTGGAAAAACAATTAGTTTGGTGGCAAAACAAGTTAACTCAGCAAGACAAGTAACTTTAAGAATAACCGGTGTTAAATCCGGGGTTATGAAGCTTGTTACGGTAACTATACAACCAAAGGCATAAAACATATAGAAGAAAAGTAAACATTGCCAATATTTATTGGTGATTAGGAGTTAATTTATGAGCATATTCACAGAGTTTAATCAACAAGACGACGTAATACCAGGTCAGGTCAATACTGTTTCGTCTGGTATGTGGTCAGGTGGGTTAGGAACGTTAACAGCGTTTTACACCTCTTCTGTACAAAGTGGAAGTACCGGTGAACATTATTATGACGCGTATAACGGAGTTGTTGGAACAAACGCAACAGCATCAGTACAGTTTTCTGTTACCTACGGAAATTATTACGGGTCTGGTTCATTAAGCGGAAACAGCAATTATCAAGCTTCTAAAGCAGTTTATAGACAGTTGAGAAATCTGTTATTACCTCAAAACCAAACGGTTTTCAAATGGGGTCCCGCAGAAGCAAGTTCATCGTATTCAACCTTTGCAATATCGTTGAACAGATCACGACTTAAAGAGAAGATGGATCCGGGTAACTGGGAAATTCATGTATCTAGTTCAACATCAAATGTTATTAAGTTGATCGATGATTCTGGAGCAACGAATGACCCTAACGTTAAATCTACAGTACGAGAATTTAATGTAATATCTGGTTCAATTTCAACAGGTGTTGCAGTGACAGGATCCTCAACAGTACATTTCGGAAAATTCTATCCAGAAACTGGCATAATAATACTTGACGCCGATGGACTTGGCGGACAAGCTACAATAGCTGGATACGGAACAGAATCAAACGCGCAAAATAACAACGCAGGTGACTTTTTCGATCACATCAAGGGCGGAGCATATTTCGCTGCAAGACGTGAAGAACAGATTAAGTCAACTCATTACTTTTGTAGGGTAAAACACGGCAAATATAATCATAGTCAGAATCCAACATATTATTCTGGTTCAGATTCAGTATTAGCTGTTCCTTCCTTTAGAACAGATCCTAAGTCATACATTACGACAGTAGGTTTGTATAACAATAATAATGAATTGTTAGCTGTGGCTAAGTTATCTAAACCAATCTTGAAATCTACAAGTAGGGAAGCTCTCATAAAGGTAAGATTAGACTTTTAGTAACTGTTAATTTTAGCGAAAGCTATATGTGGGTTGCTAATATTTATAACAAACCAGTGAGGGACAACTATGTTTGGTCAAATAGGTGATGAAGACAGACGCGTTACTCCATATAAGATCCATAAACGATTTAGAATTGATTATTATAACGGAGTAGATACCGCAACACGACTTGGGGTCATTCCATTACAAGCTGTATCTGGCAGTTTGAACGGAAATCCTGGGTTTACTAGCGGGTCCGCGGATAAAATTACCTTTACTAGTGGTGGAGCAGATTATCATTACTATAAAAGACCGTTATACACTCAACTAAAATTAAATTTTTTTGAATTTGCCTTACCAGGTAATAGACACAGTGCTACTGTACCCCAACCTCAACACCAATTAGATCTTAATTTTTTACCATTTGGGCATGGAAAAGCCTACGATGGTACTAGACAACATTGGGAAGTACTAGGTTTAAGAAAACTACATAATCAAGCAAATGTTATAAGCGTACCACAAAAAATATTCGGAGAACAAATTAAAACTGGATCAGTTGAATTAACAGATTATTCAACTGAAAATACGTTTATTATTAAGGATGATGGGTACGGAAATTTATATGATACGACTTATGAAACACAATTTGTATCAGCAAGTTTAACAGGTAAAGGTTCCGGATCTGCAGTTGGAACTGTATCGTATAATCACGGATTAATTATACTTACGGATACTGGAAGTTATGGAACAGTAGCTGGACAATCTAGTGGTTCTGGTGGGTGGAAATTAGAATTCGAGGCTACAAAAACACTTTATGAACATGAATATACATGCTTAATTCCAGAAGGAACATTTAATAATAGTACAAATATTAGTGTATCTTTAGGAAGAAGCGGAAGTATGGATATTCCAGGAGGTTTAGATAATAACAATTTAAGACAACTATTGTCTTCGCCAGCAGAAGGACAATATGATAATACAAGTGGATATGCCGCTACACTTTATACTGAAAATTTTACAACGCATTCAATGTTTGCTCCCTATGTTACTACTATAGGTTTGTATAATGATCATGGAGATTTATTAGCGGTTGCTAAAACAACTCGACCAGTCCGCAACGATCCAGAGTTAGCATTGAATTTTATTGTAAGGTTTGATATTTAATATTATAGAAATAGTAGGAGTACGTAATGAATGATATTAAAAAAACAAATTCATCCGGAGGGGTAGAATTTCATGTACAAGATCAAAAACATTCTATTAATCAAGAATTGATTGGAATTATAAAATTTAGACAAGCTAAGAAATGGTTAATTAGTATAGCCGTTGTTGGTTTATTTTCAGTAATATTAGCACTTATGATTTATTTTATGAGTCAAGGAAAAGATGTTACTGGTGGTTGGAAGGAAATATTACTACTAATGTTGGGCGGTTTTGTTGGATCATTTGCAAAGGTAATAGATTTTTGGTTTAACAATGCCGAGGATGATGTTAAGTTGTTAGAACATGCGGATGATTAACGTATTAAGTATTAATTGGAGAAAACAGATGTTAAAGAAGATTGTATTGGGTCTATTATTGACCTCATCTTTGTTTGCAGAAACAGAACTTTGGAAATTTTTTAAGTATTCTACGGCTTACGCGAGTTTTAGCTTGAATGCTCCACGGTACCAAAACGATAGATTTAGTATTATCGGTGGTTTGAGTACAGGAACGTTGGAGGTTGGTAGAGATGAAAGAGATTTAAAACCAGATTTTCAAAAATCATTCGGGTTGAGAAAGATTGGTAGGTTTAAATACGAACCAAAACGAGGTGTTAAAAATGCTGGAGTTGGTGGAACTTGGTATGATGGTTCAGAAAATAATGCTAATGAAAATGCGACAATAGCCCCAGTTAGTGGTTGGGAATATTTACTTAAATGGACAGAGGGTCGTCAATGGGGCCAAGAATATTTAAATCAAGAGTATTGGTTAAGGTACACTGGTAGTTTTTGGATGGCTAAAGTTGGTTGGACAGAATTGGGATTAGAAGATCTTAATTATGGTCAAGGTGATTTAAGATTTAAATGGTCTCCAGAATTTTTAGGCAGCGGTGTTACATTTAGTGTTGGTGCAAAACATAGACAACATCCTGTATACGGATTTGATGCTATGGTATTAGATACCACATGGTACAGGGGTTCTTGGTGGGATTTTGCTGAAGATGCTTTTGGTGTTGATGATAATATGTGGGGCGATGGAAATGCTATTGATGAAAATGGTGACTGGATTCATCAAGAACTATTAGAATATAGAAATGGTGAATGGGTTCCTGTTGAGGGCGATGGTCCTTTTTGGAATGGCGGTGGTGAATACTGGGGACATGATTGGTTATGGAGAGATTCTGATGGTAATGTATTCGCATATACTGATAGGGAGTTTTTTGTATATCATTTTCCAGGAATGTTAGAAACTTATATAAATGATTTAAAGAGGGGTCTTGGTTTTCAAAGAGAAACATCACTTGTGTTGGGAATTGATTGGTATCATTATGCTGAGAATTGGTGGGTTCACGCATGGGGTAATTGGTTACCTTATCACTATGGGCACGATAAATACTCTTATCATAATGGGGCTGCATACGAAAAACATTTAGAAGATGGAAAAGAACCACATGAGTTTATGTATATGGAACCAATGATAATGGCTTGGAATGATTATGATATTGGTACAATTGTTGGTGTGAAAATTCAAGACAATTTAGGCGTATTTGCAGAAGGCAAATATTTATATTATTGGGAACGCCCAGCTTATGATTTTAAAATTGGATTAAATTATCAGTTTGTAGGATTTTAGGAGAAAAAAATGATATTAGAATATATTTTAGTTGGTGTAATTGCTTTCTCTGTTGGTAATATTAGCGGTAAGCACAAATGTAATCATAATGAACAAATAGTAGTTGTTCACAAACACAAGAAACATAAGAAATTTCGTCATACACCTTTACTAAGAAAAAAACATATTCATAAACATCATACAATTAATATGATGTGCAGATTAGGAAATATAAATGAAAAAAGAAGAGCTAAGACAATTAATTAGAAAAGAAATTTCAAATTTACAGGAACGTTCTCCTGATCATGAACTTTTCCAAAAACTTAACGGAGTCAATAACGATATTTTTAGGCTCATAAACAAGTTTGAGGGTAAAGCAGATTTGGATGCTGCGTTTCGTAGTTGGATGATGGGTTTACATGGACATCTCAAAAAAGCAGGTATAGATATGGGAAGGATTAAGTAATGAAAAAATTCCTTTTATTTTTATCAATATTATTGTTCACGTTTAGCTGTGAAGATGCAAAAGTAGAAGAACCAATGTCAATGAAATTGTGGTTGAACGGCGAAGAAGTAGACGTAGCGGCAGAATATCAACGAATTACAACGTTCGCTGAGCAAACAGAATATGTTGGATTTGATACTACAAAAACATTTCTTAA